CAACGTAGTTCTACCTGGTCAAATACTGAATTCTTGATAAACATCATTTCATTGAAAAAAGCATAATCACAACCTCCACCGTGTTTACCATCACCCAGAAAATATATTTTACTGTTTCCTATCTTAAAACTTTTGATCTCATCGGTGTCTTTGAATTTATTTGGTAAACCAAAATCATCTAACCTACGCTTGAAATCATCGTATAATGTAGTTTTGAATTCATTGTAGGTTTCACGATATATGTTGATTGTACACCCTTCTGGTTCATAAAACAGACAAATCCAAATGATGATATCAATTCCGGACCATGTTTTACCGGAACGGGAGGACCCTTCTAATCCTGCACCACGAAAACCTGAGACTAATTCAGGTTTATCATTTATGATTTCATATTTCTGCTCTTTAATAGCAGTTTGAAGTAATGAGAAATTAGGATTTGTTCGCTCTTCATCAATTACACATAGCTGTTTACGTGAAATATCAATATCTCTTTCTTTCAAAAGAGTTTCCAGTTCTAATATTTCAGCATCAGTTAGCAATTTATTTATAGATTATTTTTAGATTCAGTTGCCTTAGCAATTAGAGCATCAATACGTTTTTGTTTTTCCTCATTGAATCCTTCACCTAAATCAATGCTGGTTTTTGATTGCTCATTATCTTTTTCATAAAACCCAATATGACGATTGATCTCTTTGATGGTCCATTCTTTGCCGTGAAGCTTTATCTCAACTTCACCATATCGGTTTTGTTTTATGGATTCAATACACATCAGCTGCTCTTTGGTTAGCTTGTCGAATTCTTTAAAAACCAAACGGGATTCTCTTGTAGTGCCTGTTTTTTTTCCTGAAGCATTATACTTAGGAACAGAAACCTTTTTATATTCTACGTACTCATCAATCCGGGCGTTTCTAAGAATGTTTAAATGGCGAAGCATCTCTTCGGAAGTAATTTGAAACTTATTTTCAGCAATATCAGCCACTTTTGATTGAAGTTCTTCAATACGTGCCGTTACTTTGCCGTTAGTAAAGAGTTCTTGAGCTTTTCGGTAAATGGTTGTAGTTTTCATATTTGAAGTAGAATAAGCCTCACGATAAGCCGCTGATTTATCTCCTGACTTAATGTAAGACTGGCAGAATGCTTCTTGCTTTATGGTGAGGTTGTTTGACTTCATATTTTATCTAATTCTAAAATTATTTTTCGGCTTACTGATAAACTTCGATGGTTGTGGTTCGAATGATTCTTTTTGTTTGAATTCATCTATTGTTTCAATAAAACGACAGAAGGACTTTTTTAAATTCTCAGCAGCAATTCCGGAAAAGGAAAAAGCATCCTGAATTCTTTTTGCTGATTCTTTAGCTTCTTCCAAACGAACGTTAGTGCATCCGGCCAGATAATGTACAGCTACATTTACACTGTTTTCTGTTTTCATAGCTCTGGATGCAGCCTCAAACATGGCTTTTTTACCCATCCTGCAACTTCCTATGATGATAATACTCCTTGACATTACACAGCGCTAAAAAGAGGTTCAACAAATACATCCTGCTCTTTAAAAACGATCTTTTTACCTTCTTCTTCCTGATTTTGAGCAAAATCAATCAAAGCATAACCTATTAAATTAGTGTCTATTGTTTCTTCACCATCTATAAAGATTCTGCCGTTTGCTATTTCAATTGTTGGAGACTTATAGCCTTCATACTCGTAGTTGCTGTTTGCTGCCATTTGATTTTTGATTTATATTTTAAACAAAAGAGGTTCACATCTGATTTTTTATAGAGTTGACCTTATGAAATTTCATAAAACACCCGGCCTAACCCAACGCTATACGATTCAAATTTTCTACGTTACAATGATTATGTACCCGACAAAATCCCATTAATTCACGTATCATGTAATGATTTGACGAGCCTATAACCCGAATGGTTCCATGTCCCGGCTTATCGGGATGAACCTCTTTTGTTTTAAAATAGGTTTTGTAGGAGTGACAGGATTCGAACCTGTATTCACGTCTGATTTTTCTATTTCGGAGGACAATACCTTTACATCCGCTAAACAGCAGATTCCTACACATAAAAAAGCGTCTACCATTCCGCCACACTCCTGTTTTGCGTGTCTTTCCACGCCGCCAAACTACTTAGTTAATGATTTCACCCTATTCTGGAAATTTATTTTCCCGTGATAACTCGTTAGGGCTTGAGAGAGTGATTACCTGATTATATCCTCTAGTACGCGTAATGCAGGGTACGTATATTTTCATTTTTCACCACCTATCCTACTTGCAATTAGGAAACAAATACTGCTTATTACGTAATTCACAATACTTGCTTTCGGTGGCTACTTTCCATTTTGTTGTGGAATTAAGAGGAGTCGAACCTCTGCACATAGATTTTCAGTCCAATGCTCTACCTACTGAGCTATAATTCCGGTTAATAGACTATAAAACTTTCGCCTTAAAACTTCCTCTATCTAAGTTTGTATTCAAAAACACACGGCTTTCAATATTGTCAGCGTTCAAAAACATTCACCAATATTATACTTTCGTTAGGTTTTGTGGAGAAGAACGGACTCGAACCGCTGACCCTCTTGTGTGGTGACTCCTTTTGTATTCCACAAATATCCCACTCTACACATTCGCTCTAACCAACTGAGCTACTTCCCCTTTTTAAAAAAAGCCTCTCGCTCACATGAGAGGCTTTTTAATATATTGATTGACTTATTTTAACAACAATGTCTTATCCTATTTTCGTTTAAATTCAAGACAATGAAATCTTTGTTGTAATTTTCAAGCAATTTTTCTTTGTAATTAATAATAGAAAAGTTTTGCTTTGAATCTAAAGAGCCTACATCAGGACTACAAACTCTAAACGTTACTGATTCGCTTTCAACTTTTAAAATATTTGCATCAGCATATACAGACACAACATTAAATTCATTTACAACACTTACATCATAAGTCTGGATTTTAAAATCCTTGACTAACTCCGTTTTTTGCTTTTGCTCCATCGTGGCGGTTGTAGTTGCCATGGATGTGAAAACAGTCATACAGACTGCAATCATAATGAGCGAACGAATCGACTTCATAATTTTATATATTTTACAATCCCCAGATCATCATCAAAGCATCACGTTGCTCCTGATTAGTCCTATCGGTGATTTTGGTAATTTGTTTAAAGAAATTGGAATCTGTTTTTGATTTTGTTGGCCTAACCTGAGTGTATGGCAATTGCAGAAATTCGCACATCTCACATATTTTTTTGGCTGTCTCGTGGTTTGCCCCTACACGCTCGCTTATTTTCCCGTTAAAAGCGGTTGAAGCTGCGGCTTTAAAGTGGCGATTACCTCCATTGAGGAAACCACACTCGATATACACCATAACTTCACAATCAATTGAATATTCAGGCGAATTCTTGATAAAATACAAGGCTTTGAACAACTCAAAAAACTTTAGATTTTTAAGCTGAACGGTTTTGCCGGACTTTAAAGCAAAGCCGGATTTGTCAGTATCAGGATCAATCCCAATTAAGACTTTTTTCAATTTTTGTGAAGGTATTTTTTGAAATCTCGTGCCTATCGAGGTTCGTTAGGACTTTTGAAGAATTGGTAATTTTGAAATACAAATATAGCTAAGTTTTGACAGATTCTAATTAAAAAAGTGAAAATTGTTCGTTTTTTTTCTCACTTTTATCAACTATAATCTCAATGAGATCCGGAAAGGCTTCAATATACCTATTCATGTAATTTATAGCGGTTTCCGAGAGGATTTCGATGTCAATAAACTTTTGTTTGAGCCGGATAATTGGAGTTGTATTTTCGTAAATAATATTAGATTTCCGGGAGTATTGTTTTTGGATAGATAGATTCATTTTTTATTATAATTATTAGATTAATATAAACCCAGTAAAAGCGTTCCAAATGTTAAAGTTTCGCTTTGAGATAAAAATAATTACGCTTTTGTGTAATTTGTATTAATAAGTGTTGTATATTTGTAGTGTAGAAATGAAACAAATACTAACAATTAAATTTAAAGATCATGACAAAATTAAACTTAACTCAAAAAGAATTAAAAGTATTAACATGGATGGAAGATGTTGCAGGAATGGATAACAGAATAGAAGGTACTGAACTAGTGATATTTTACAAAGGAATGCCGGAATACTGGGAACAAAGAATAAGCTTAGAAGATGTTGCTGCAACAATTCACGACATCTTAAACATAGAAGATGCTGCTTAAAAAAAAGCCCTCAAATAGAGGGCTTCGCCTTTTGTAGAAAGGAAACTTAATTTCGCAATTAAATTAGAATACAAATATATGGAAAAAGACATTTTAAAGCAACTGATCCAAATAGCAGGATCACAAAAAGAACTCGCTATTAAGGCCGGTGTTCCTGAACCCAGAATATCAGAATGGCTAAACGAAAAAAGAAACGTAAAACTATCTAAACTAATTGAAATATCTACTAAATTAGGTTTTGAAATTAAATTTTCAATTAATAAAAAAACAGATGGCATTTAGTGACAAAGAAGTTGATCTGATAAGTTCCATTTTCGCAAGGCTTCAACCCGGTAAAGTAGAATCTATTCAATTGCATTATCCGGAAGCATTACTGCGAACCGGATAATGCTTTTGGAGTTTGCAATTGGAAAAAAGAATACACTTTACTTTATCAAAACTTTAATCGTTTATCACCTTACAGAATGAAACTGCTTTTGCAGCTTTCTAAGAAAGTGCCTTACAAACTCAATATCATCTATTCCAGAGAAGATATTGTTTGTGTGGGATGGAAACATGAATAATCAAGTTCTTAATTGCTTTAAAAAATTTAATATTTTCGATTCTTCTTCAATAGTAAGCTCTTGTTTTTCGAACGTGTAAATAATTATTTTTTTACCAATAGTCATGCATCCGGTTCCTTTTTTCCATAACCAATTTTTGGTTTTAATTTTTTCGATATACATAGTTTTATTTTTAGTCTCCACCGTGTGGATCATGTTAACTGAAGTACTGATTTTACTGATAATTTAATTTTTTGAATAATTCTCTTTCATAGCTGTAATAGGTTTTAGTAAAAAGATTTTTTACATCTAACTTATCTTTATGAAGAAACTTGCCGTCTTTTACTTTTGTGCAACTCCCATATTGATCTACATAAATCAATCCTGCGTAATCCGGGACTTCATCAATTGTTATCAAACCTTCAGGAACAACATAAAAGAACTTATTAGGAATCATTTTGTTTTCTCTTGAAACAAATTCGACACCTGAGGCTATTTTGCCATACATCCTGATTTTTAAGACATCTTCAATAACACCGTTTATTCTGCCTCTTTCAAAATATTCTTTAGACTCTATAAGCTCCGGAAACTCTTTGCAGAAATCCCAGCTGACATTTGTCGTTATTTTGTCGCTTGTTCTTCTCAAAAATAAATCTTTTTTTGCTTCATTTCCTTTATGAATAGTATGCTTTTCTTTTTTGAAATCGGCTTTAAAATCGGAACGACTTATTTTAATTTCGCATTCATAGCAGAAACCTGAATTAAGAAAACTCAACCAGTCGCTTTCATTTTTGAAAAAAAAGGTATTTGTAAATTTATAGATGTGTGAATTGAAGAATCTAAAAAGAGCTTTTTGAATTGTTTTTTCATTCATAGTTGCTACTTTTTATCTTTAGTCAATATCAAATGAAACATATTATCCTCGGTTACACATTTTTTTACATTAGGATAATCCCCGGCTATATTGTGGCATTCTTCCATACAGGAAAATGTGTTTATTGCCTTTTGGGAGAAACCGTCTGTAATGAGAAATTCAAAATCATTATCTGATTGTTTGACAGTTACCACTTTTCCAAATTGTGCTAGTTTATCTCGTGCCTCACATTCTTTAGTTTCCTGAATCATAACTGGTGATAATTCATTCCAACATTCGCTGCAAAAATTCTCTTCGCTTTCATCCTGTTTCATTTCTTCCTGATTGAATTTACCGTTACAACCGATGCATTCGACTATATCAATATCTGGTTCCCAAAAAGAAAGCTTTCCTTTTACGTTTAGAATTGGTTTGTCGTAAAGAACAGGATTGGCCAAAACCCAGTTGTAGATTGGTTTGATATTTGGTAAAACATTTTCATAATAATTTCTTTCATCTGATTCGTCCATGAAATCATCTTCTTCTCGAAATTGCGTTTTATCAGCCCAAATACTTTCGTGATTGATTACACAATCAACAATTTCAACTTCTCCAATGATGGCTGAAATAGGTTTGTTGGTTCCGGATTTCCAACCACTTTTTAAAAGAAAATCATATTGTTCAGGAGTCAGCAATTCTTTCATTTTTCCTGCTGATTTTGCCGAAGAATGAATATAAATTTTACCTCTAAAATGAGTTTTCCAGGTACGGTTTTCGATGTCTTTAACTCCGTGAGCTATTAACGAAGCCCAAGGCTGTTTGATGGATAGTGCTTTCATAATTCTCTATAAATTATCATTAATACTCGAATGAAATACTAAAAAATTGCCACGTTCAAACACTATCTTTTTGCTGTTATGCTCCTGAATTGTAATAGAAACATCAGTCTCAGAAACATTCAGGGTTTTACAAATAACAGTCATCCTTCTATCATCGGAACAAAGGACAAGTTCCAGTATTCTTTGCTTTTGTGTGGGAGATAATTCGTTTGACATGGCAATTTTAGTTTTGGTTTATATTTTTACCGGCATTACCAGAATAAGCATCTGTTCACCTTCATCCAGTCCATCGATAGCGTTTAAAACCCCGGCTCGTACTGGCGTGGACAATTCCAGTTCTACCATTTTAGACTGCAATACTGATAATGATTCCGATAATAAACGGGAATTAAAACCTATCCTGATATCTTCTCCTTCAAAATTACAACTCAGTCTTTCATCTGCTTTATTTGAAAAACTGGTATCTTCTGCCGATATCTTCAATTCGGTACCAGCAACATTCAAAATCATTTGATGCGTAGTTTTGTCTGAGAAAGTTGCCACACGCTTAACGGATTGTAAAAAGGTTGCTCTGTCAATTACTAACTTGCTAGGATTGTCTTTAGGGATTACACCTTCATAATTGGGATACTTTGCATCAATCAGCCTGCAGGTGATAATGTATGTTTCAAAAGTGTAAACCGCATTCGATTCATTGTATTCAATTTTTACGGCTTCATCCATGGTGGCTAATAAGCCTTTAAGGATAGATAACGGTTTTTTAGGCATGATGAAATTAGCTATTTCAGATGCTGTAACATCAAATCTGGTATATTTTACCAACTTATGAGCATCGGTGGCTGTGAAAATAGATCCTTGAGGTGAAAGCTGGAAATACACGCCATTCATTGCCGGTCTTAAATCATCATTTCCGGTTGCAAAAAGCGTTTTACTAATGGCATTCGCCAATATTTTAGAAGAAATAACCGTTGCTGACGGACTGTCAAGTTTTACCGATTTTGGATATTCTTCAGCTGCATAATAGGCTATTTCATACTGGCCGGTGTTCGAACTGATTTCGATGGTGTTGTTTTCTTTGATGGTAAAAGTCAAAGGTTGTTCAGAGAATGTTTTTAACACTTCAATCAACATTTTGGCAGGAATAGCCACCGCTGTTTTACCTTGTGATTCTACTTGCATAGTAGTCGACATGGTAGTTTCTAAATCAGTTGCAGTGATTTGTAAAAGACCGTCTTCTATTTCGAAAAGAAAGTTGTCCAGAATAGCAATTGAATTGTTGGGTGCTACTACTCCACCTAAAAATTGAAGTTTCTTTGATAATTCTCCTGAGCTTAATGTGATTTTCATATTTTTAATTTTTTATTTAATTCTTGTTTAATATGTTCTAAATTCCTCCAACAAGCCGAAAAGCCATTGGGTACATTCCCATCCAAATCGAGAATATTAAAAAGGGGTACCTTGTGTTTGTTAGTGGCAATAGCTCAAGAACTACCGATAATATAAATCTTGTTCTTTTGTGTCTAAATCGTCATAAATCATTTCAGAATCTTTTTCGTATCCGATTTCTTTTTGCAATTCATCAATAATTAGATTATCATAAATATCATCTGTTCTTTTACCTTCTAGCCATTCAAACATCTGCTCATAAGTCACACCGCTACTGCCACTAACATCATGTATAAGAGATTGCTTGTTTGGGTCTGTATCTTTCGGCATAATTTTTAAATTTAATGATTAGTAATATTTGGAGGTATCGGGTTCAATCGGCGCAACCTCTCATACACGCCGTCCGTTAACAGCCATTAGTACTATTAAATCTCCTTGCTGAAAATAGTAATAAGGTTCGTAATTGTCTTTTTGACCATCATTCAGAGCTGCCAAAATTGCATTGGCAGCGTTAGTGAGTTTCTCATTTTTCTGGTCGATTTCGTATTCATCGAAAAGGTTTAGCTGGTTCATTTACAAAAATTTTAATCGTTTTGCTATTTCCCTTGGAATATCAACAGTTACCGCATTACCGCACATTTTATAGCGTTGCGTTTTTGGAATTTCCTTTTCAATTAAATTGGTTTTATTGATAGCAAAAACAAATAATTTTTGAGTTGCTGATTTTGTTCGCCATTTCTTTTTATTTCCGTAGATGTATTTTTGAACAGAAGGTTTTAAATAAAGTCCAAACTTGGTCCAATTAACAGGTTCCGAACCATCACGCCATGAATTATCAAAACCTTGCAACCTTTCACATTCAATTTCCGTTAATCTTCGGATTGTCTCATTTATCTGAACTCCATGTTGATCTTGACAATTAATTGTAAAAGCATCTTCTCCATCGTCTTTTATCCTACGTCCGTTTTGGCGTTTTTCTAATCTATTTGGAGTTAGGACCGGTTTTACAACTGCTTGATTGCATTGGGTGTCTAAGGTTTGAGCTACTCCTACTCCTACTCTTCCTCGTCTCGTCTCAGAATTAGGATTGGATAAATTGATGGAATCACCTTCTTTTGCTATATCAAAACCTTTTTTGGTGTTGGATTTCACTTCATACAATCCTGTTTTTGCTCCCATGCCACCTCCTAATGCAGATAATGTCACTGATAATCCATCAGTTTTATAAATTCTAGTTCCTTGCGAATTACCTTTGGTTTCCTCTTTTTGGTTTAGTTTGATATATTTATCATCAAAATCATCTAAAGGGTTAATTCCATTTTTCCAATTTGATTTATTCTTTTGAATAAAATTACCAACCCAACTTTTACTATCTCCTGCATTTAAAGTTGATGCAAGTTGACTTGACTTCTCTTGGTTTCCTTTAAGATATAATCCAATTGGTTTTGTGAAAGGAAATACTCCTGGCTCACTTCTTCCTGCAAGATGTCCGACAAGGTATATCCGCTCTCGATTTTGGGGTAAAAACCAACTTGTGTTACACAATTGCCATTCAAGTCGATAACCCCCAATGTTGGCAAAGGCAGCGATAATGCCCCAAAAGTCTGCGCCATCATTTGAGGAGAAAGCTCCTTTAACATTTTCCCAGATAAAAACACTTGGTTTCGCCTCAATGATAATCCTAATTGCTTCCAGGATAAGAGAACTTCTCGATCCGTCCATCCCTTCTCTTTTTCCAGCCAAACTAAAATCTTGGCAAGGACTTCCAAAAGTGATGATGTCTGGTTTTTCAATGCTGTTTCCTCGAAAATCTGTAACTGATCCGACATATATTGAATTTTTAAAATTGTATTTATAATTAGCTATGGCGTGTTTGTCTATTTCGCTGAAATAATGCTTTTTAATTTTGTAGCCAGCATCCTGAAAGCCTTTAGTAAAACCGCCTATTCCTGAGAATAATTCGAGCATTACAATGTCTTTTTTCATACTAAATCAAAAAGAGTTGGAACATTAATTTTGTACTCAATAGACTTCAGGTAAAACAAACCATCATCGTAATAGTTCGGGTTTAATTCCGCTGAAATGGCTTTTCGTTCCATTTCGAGAGCTTTGTAAGCCGTGGAGAATAAACCGCCAAAAGGATCATCTACTACATCACCTTTCATCGTGAAACGGTTTATCAATCTTTCGATGATGTCCAATTGAAGTGGGCAAATGTGTTTTTCCTTTTTTCTATTGGCTTGGTTGGCGTTCAGTGTGTTCATTCGGTTAACATCGGTCCAAACCATATCCGTAGGAGATGTTGGTGGAATAGTCATAAACTTTTTACTAAGTTTTCCGGCTTTTTCTAAATCCTGACAAACTTTTAAATGCTCCTGAAAATCATAGATATTTTTGGAATCATGCTCTCTCCATCGGTTGAAAACCGCTTTCATGTCGGTTGCTGCCAGTTCTTCATAACTCATAAATCGATTACCTGATGATTTCCAATAAGCATGTGCATCTAATTGCCAGTTATCAACCGGATATTCCTCTTTGGTTTTTACACAAGGCTCATCGGCATACGCATTGTTAGATTCAGATGGTTTTTTTCTGAAAAGCAAAACATATTCCGGCAATCCAACTCCCATCTTAGTAGCATCCTTGCATTGCTCTGACCATCCCAAACGATACGTTTGATTGTTTTCTCGAACCACATCGGTGGTAACGGTAATAGTTCCAACATGATAAAATCTATTTTCATAATCTGCTTTTAACTCTGAAAGTTCAGATTCCAATTTTTCAGTCAAAACAACTCCTTCGCTTTTTAACGATTCTAACATTTTAATTTTATCACCAATCGAAGCTTTTGTAAAATGTCGAATAGTTTCGTTTGAAAAGCTTTCAATTGAAGTAAATGAAGTTCCGTTTTGGTATGAATATCGGATTCTGTCTTTTACATGGATAGCGGCTATCTTACCCGGCTTTAATGTTCTTAAAAGATTGGGTGTCAAATAATCCATCTGTTTGAAGAACTCTTCATTTCCGTTGTTATGGCCAAAGTCGTTATAATTGTCTGAGTACTCATAATGATCTCCAAACGGAATTGAAGTCAGAATCATATCGGTGGAATTATCTGCCATTTCCTCGTGAACAGTTACCGTATCATCATTAAAAACGGTGGCATTTCCTATGGTAGCACTTCTTTTGTTTTCGAAAATTTGTCTTTTCATATCAGCGGTAATTTTATCGTTATTAAGTCCATATTCCCGGACCAGATTAATCATTTCGGTTTCCATTTCAATATGCTGCTTCCATTTACGCATCAGCTCTTTGAAAACTTCTCTTTCAGCTTCAGTGAAAATTGCCCAAACATCAACTTCAAATTCTTGAAGGAATCGCATAATTCTATGTATTGCCTGAATGAAGTCATTGAATTTGTAATCAATTCCCACAAAAACAGCTTTATGACAATGCTTTTGAAAGTTGCATCCAGATCCTGCAATTTTGGGTTTAGTAGATAATATTTTATATTCTCCGTGTTTGAAAGCTATAAGCTTTTGTTCTTTTTCCGTGTTTTTCTGACTTCCGGTTATGGTTTGCATATCAAAACCTTTAAATAATTTTTGGATGCAATCACGCTCTTTGTCTACGTGATGCCATAATAACCAACTATCATCTATGCCGTTTTCTTTAACAATTTCAAGTGCTTTATTGGTTCGAAGTAAAACAGTATCTCTTTTCTCTCTAGATGTTTCCGACAAACCTTTGCTAGGTTTTTTAAACATAACCAAATTGCCATTTTCATCTACTATCTCCCCTTCATAATTATCTGGTATTTCAACAGGATTAAAATTCAATTTTGGAAGATTATAACCCGTATCATCATAACCCAAATCAGATGGTTTATTGATGAAAACTGCCCAGGAAGAAACCCACTTCCAGAACTCCTCTTTTTTGCTTTCATAAAGCGTAAGATGCCCGGCTTTTGTAGAATCTCTTTGAAAGAATCTCGTGAGTGCATGTCCGCGATCTATTACTCCCAGATAATCGGCATAATTCAGGATTTCGATAAAGTCATTTGGCGTAGGGGTTGCAGTGGCAACAAAGCGGTATTTTATTTTTCGGAAATGCTTTAAAACGTAGTTGGTGGTTTCTGTTTTTAAGTTTCTAAGAATCGAAGCTTCATCAAAAGAAACACCTCCAAAAAAGTCCGGACTGATATCGCCTTTTCGAACTCTTTCGTAATTGGTTACATAAATTGCTAATTCTGAAACATCACAAACATCATTTTCAGATTCTAATGCATAAACATAATCATCAGCTATTTTTTCTAATAAATCATCATTTCCGTCCTGAACCGCCTTAACAGCTTTTAATTCTATCTGCTTTACTCTGATGCTATCCGTATCTGTGATGTATTTGATAGGAAATTCAGCTCCTAAGAGTTCATTATCATCCCGGAACTCTCCAACTACTCCCAAAGGCATACAGATCAAAAACGGCTTCCCTGTGAGTTTTATAATCAATCTGGCAATTTCGAGCTGCATTAAAGTTTTTCCTAAACCAAATGAAGCGAATATAGCCCGCCTACCTCCTGCAATTGCCCAGTGAACAATGTCTTTTTGATGTGGTTTGGCAATAGGATTGATTAGTGATTTATCAATTTCAGTCCCGAAAGTGCCGGCAACTACAATCTTGGCTTCCAGAAACTCTTTGTATTTTCTCGTGGTTCGATTTACTTCTTTTCTAATTTCTGTCATTTCTTTTTGGCTTTATTAGCCGGTTTTAAAACTTGTAGTTTAACTTTCAAACCGTTTTGGATTATTACTTTGTCTCTGGCTATTGCACCTGCTTTTTCGGTTTCGTGGAAACCACAACGGTACACTTTGCCCTGATGCCTTAAGATGGATGCGTACTGGTGGGTGTCTGCGTTATAATTAACGCCGGTGTATTTTTTACTCATAGCTTAAGGTTTATATTCGCCTTTTACGACTAATCTTTTTTGTCTCAGATAATCCATGAAAGGCTGCATTTCCGGTTTCTTTTCCCAATCAACAATAGTATCTTCAAGCATTTGCCGGTCCATTGATTTTACCATTTCGTCAATTTCTTCCAGCATTTTTTGATACTGCTCTTTTTGCTGTTTTTGCCATTTCCTTTTGTCGTAGAATTTTTGAACAGCATTGCTTCTAAGTGTTTTCTCGCTTTCTGAAATGATGTAATCCTGTTTTTTTAAGCGTTCAAATTCGGTGTATTTGTTTTCCAGATACTCAGGAAACCACTTATTCAGGATGTTTTGTCCGTCCAGTTTATAATCTTTACCGTCGCCAATAATTCCCTGACGAACTTGTTTTAAAAGCAAAACCACATCTTCGATAGTTTCGTAGGGATATTTTTCAATGATGTCAACGGCTATTAAAGGCGCTTGGGAGTTGGTGATGTTTTTACCAACATTGAAACTTTCAGAAAATCGCATTAGCAAATACGTTACTACCTTGATCATGTTAATTTCTCCTAAAGTTTTTTCTAAACTTTTAATTTTAGTGCCGTCAATTGCTTTTTGGAGATTCATGTTTTTTTCAAGAATCAGTAATTTAACCTGGTCCTGAGATACCAAACATTGCATCAACTGCGTTGTTAGCGGATTTTTTAAGGTCAGCATCTGTTCTTGATGAATTGTCACCTCTTGGTTTTTCTCTGTTTGCATAGTTATCTTCTAAAATTTTTAAAAAATTAGCTGGTTTAAAAATCCAATCGAAACTGGCAATCCAACCCTCTTTGTTATCTCCTTGCAGAAATTCAGAATCCCGTGTTTTTTCTATTACAGAAATGATAGATTCTTTGCCGTATTTTTTTTGAAGATTTGTAATTCGGGTTTTCCTGACATCAGACATTTTTTTTACTTCCGGCAATTGCCCCCGATTTAGATTAAAAAAAGAAATAAGTTTATTAAAATCAATTTTGATGGTTGTGGGTTGGTTTTCTAAACCAACAACTCCGTTAGGAGTACCTTTACTTTCTTTTTCTTTACTTTTCTTTACTTTACTATACTCTACTTTACTTTGCGGATAACTTCCGTCAATCTCCCGCGGATTGAGTTGTTTTGAGTTCAAACTTCCGTCCGTTTGGTTGTTTTTATTCGTTATTTCGTTCAATACGTCGGAATATTCAAAACATTTCAATTTTCTTTTTCTGTAAGCATCTTGAATACTTTCGGTGAATTTTGAACTAAAAATAACTTTGTGTTCATCGAAAAGATATTTATCAATAGCTCCTAATTTGGCTAAATCAGTCAAAATAGAAATTGTTTTTTCTTCATCAATTCTAAACACTGAAGTCAAAAACATCAGTGTCATGTCATCTGAAATATCGATGTAATGATTATTAGCTTTTCCGAGTTGTTCGAGTAGTTTAAACCACGCTGCATAACCATCATTACCGTACTTAGTTTCTATGATGTGCATTTTGCGTCCGTGAGTACAATCATGAGGAAAATAGTCTACGTCTTTTCTTTGTTCTCTAGCCATAATTACTATTTTTTTAAAGGAACATTTGTAAGTTGCCGGCCATTGTTCCATATGGCATATCTACCCTCAGAATCAATCTGTATTTGCATGGTTTCAATCTTTCCAAACAGATTAATATTACCGCCTAAATCAACAATCCATGCATTAGGTTTAGTTGGCCAGATACGCATACCACGACCTACTATTTGATAGTAAAGAGAAAGTGACATTGTGGACCGGGCAATTAAAACCGCTTCGAGCTGTGGGTAATCAAAACCGGTGGTTAAAACACCAACATTTACCAGGCATTTTATAATACCTTTTTTGAATCTGGAAAGGATCCGTTCGCGTTCTTCTTTCTTAGTGTCTGAGGTTAAAATAACGGCTCCCGGGATACGTTTTACTACTTCTTTAGCTTCACTGATTAAGGCACAAAAAATCAATACATTTGGCTTTTTACCCAGAATATGTATAGCATACTTTACTATCCGGCTGGGCATGTCGATTGATTTATAATACCGGCTTAACGATGCTTGTGTAAAGTCAGTTCCGGAGCTATTTAATTCCAGCTTGGAGCGATCAATTACATCAAAAGAATAGTATTCCAGTTTAGCCAGATAACCTGCATTAAACAAAGTATCGTTTTGAACGTAATACAATATTTTGCTAAATATTCGGGGTGTTGATCTTGTTAGAAATGTGAGTTGTGGTCCTTCGCTTGTTTGCGATAATCGATAAGGTGTCGCTGTTAATCCTAAAACTTTGGCATCCGGGAAATAGTTTATAAATTCCTGATACATTCCGTCTTCGGAGTTGACTAAGTGGCATTCGTCAATAAGAATGTTTTTTAATCCTGTAAAAAGATGTTTCTTTTTGATGATGCTACCAATGGTGCAAAACGTAACTTTATCAATTCTTTTTTCACCCGCAGATGCGCTGTAAATCGATGCTTTGCCGTATTTAGAATACTTTTCGTAATTCTGTTCCAATATTTCTTTAGAAGGCTGGAGGATAATGGTTTTACCCTCCAGCTTTGAAACAATACCAGCAACTACAATCGACTTTCCGGAACCAGTGGGTAATATCTCTATTTCGTTATCTTTTGAATTTGATTTAAAAAAATTAACTCCAAGATCAATAGATTCTGATTGGTAGTACCTGTATTGAAATGACATTATTCTCCCATTTTAGCAGATGCAAAAGCATCATCCTCTGTTGCTGCAAATGCCATTTCAATTTGTTCCGGTTGTGGAGCTGATTTACCTCCCATGTATAGCTCTACTTCTCTAATGATATCATCTAGGCATTCTTCAAGTTGACTTAAATAAAGATAATTTCCGTTGAGTTTAACCTTTGGAGCTGTAAAAGTGATAAGACCGTGACTTACTCTTTTACCTCCAGACAATACAAGCGACCTGTTTTCTTCAACTCCTGATATGTTGAATGAATTAACAAAGTACGCTTCTGTTTCAGGTTCGGCTTCCAGAGTGGCTAATTCGGTGGCATTGTCATTCCCTGTATAGGCATCATCAAGATGCGCTAGAAACACATTGAATTTAGAAAATGATGTTTCTAAATCTTCGTGCACAATGTGAGTACCTCTTCTATTAGGAATTACATCTCCTTTGGTTTTTCCGGTTAGTAACTCATAACCATAGTTACAAAGAGCGTCTTTTAATGTTGCGCTTTTAATCTCTACTTCTTTTTCTAAAAAATCGTTGTCTGTATTTGACATTTTGAAAATTGTTTTTATTTGACTTTCAAATCTTGGTGGTAATTTTTATTCTATTTTTTCAATGGTTTGAGCAACCATGTTGTTGCAACGCATTTTGTTTTTAGTAACTTTTCCCTGCAACAGATAAGTCACTGCTACTTTGTCTCCAATTTTAAATGTTTCCAGAAATTTCATTGTAATCCTGTTGCGAAATTCAAAATAGGCAGTTTGGTTTTCTTTTTTTATCGTAACTACTTTTTTGTAGAATTGAGATCCTATATTTTCCTCTTCTATATTTTCAATTTGACCAATTAAAATACTCATAGACTTGTTTATTGATTGATTAAATAATATTCTTTGAATTTGCCATTTACATACTCATCCTTTACCGGAACATTCCATATGTCTTTCAGGTCTTTGATTCTGCGTCTTAAATCTCCAATATTGTACTTAATTAAGGCTTTAGTAGTGGTTAGCCTTTCGCCTCTTAAAAGTGCCTCATAAACCAGTTTGCATTGATTAGAAAAACGATCTTTGTTAGCTTCAAAATGTTCCTGATTACTAACCTTATTTTCAATGTGGTGTAATTGATTAAAATCTAAGTCTAACTGTCCCATGTTATAAGTAGTTTTGGTTATTATTGAAACCTTCACATTCTTTCGGCATTGGCTCTTGATGTTCAAAAGTTTCAGGATGTTTTTCTAAAGCACTTGATTTTTCAATTGAAAATGGATACATTATTTTATCATATTTTGTGCATTTAAAAGCATTAACTTGTTTTGTTGAATATTGAGTTTCTCCATTTTCATAATCATAACCAATTTCAAAATCAACATCAATAACTTCTCTTTCTAAAAACACACATCCATTAGTACACGCTCTGAAATTTAATGGATTGCAATTGCATTTTTCTTCGTGATTTGTCATTGCGTGTTTTCGTTTTAACTCTTTTTTGCAGAAATCACATTTATAAATAGTAACATTTTCAATTGTTTTCATAAATACTGATTTTGGTTATTTACTTGAATTTCTAAGTCCTGAAGCAGGATTAAGTCTTTAGGTTCCGGGAGGTAAATACCGGCTTCTTTACTGGCATAATCTCTAAAACGGTCAATACAAAGTGTCATTTCAGCAGTATCAAGGCTTGCAGTACTTCGCCAGCGTTCTATTTTTAAACCGGATATTTTACCTTCAAATTCACCATCATAAAAAGTATTAGGATTGACTATTTTTTTAAAGATTTCCTGTTTAACTTCATCTGCAGTGTATCCCGTTTCTAAGGCAAATCCGGAAAGGATTAAATGGAGATAGCTGTTTTGCGAAATGCTTCTTCTTTTACGTTTTTCCTTTAGCTCAAAAACCTTCTTGTTAGCAATGAAATGTTTAATTTTTTCAATTGCACGGTTTACATCGATCTGTTTTTCAGGATTGTAAATCATCTATTTATTTTATAAATGATTTTCAAATAATTGCTATTTATAACAGGTACTTTAGAATGCAGCTCCGGATAGCGGGCTTTTAAATCTGTTCTTGGTAAAAAGTTAGAAAGTAATTCCACGGCTATTTTATCGTTTATGTTCCATCGTAAGGCAAGATTACCACCAATAGATAAATGAGAGCTTGTAGTTTGCCATTCTGATCCCCAGCGACCTATAAGAGTAGGTTCAATACTGGGAATCAAAGTAGTTTTAATAACACGGTTTCCTATCCGGCCATAAAGCGGGAAATGATAACCAACTCCCATCGTATATTTTTCAAAGTGAATGGTTTTGAAAGTTTCATAACCAATGTTGATTTCAACACCGCAAGGCGCTGCAATAATAGCCTGATAAAATACATCTAAAGCAGGTTTATTATCAGTAGGTTTACTGCCTGCCAAGCCATTACGGATATCAAAGGCAGCCGAAAAGCCTATGTAATGTTCGCGATCTTTAGATTGTCCGTAACCATTGCAAACCATCAGAAAACTGATGATAAGCAACAATATCAGGAAGAGGATCTCTTTTTTATTAGGGTTATTTGCAGTCATGGCAGTTTGAGTTTTAATTCTTCGGCAAAATCGCCCAGCACATCTTGTATGGTGCTTATTTTATAAAGCATTTCGGCTATTTCTTCCCTGTTGTTAAGATCATTCCAGATCCTAATGGATTGGTTACAATCAGATATTCTCAATATAGCAATACCATCATTTTTGATCTTAGTATGGATAGCCGCCATCGAAAGAATGCTTTCAGGAGCCAGAAATGCTTTTTTGTTATAGGAAACGTGGTGTTTCTTTTTGGTTTTCTTGGTTTTTTTGGACATGGTTTAGTTGATTTTAAAGATTCCTAATTCGTAAAGCTTATGCACAATCTGAGCTTCATAATAAGCATCATCGGCACCTCGATGTTTTTCAACATAACCAACATCACCAAAGAAGTGTAAATGTGCTTCTTCAACCTTCGGCCATTTAAAACCGCCTCTTGCATTTGGTAATTTGCAGATATCCGTTGCCAGTTTCATAGGGCATGGCAATTTTTTAGGAAAAACAAAACCTCTGTCTTCCAGAAATCCAAAATCAAATACATTATTAAAAGCAGTTGCCCCTATAGGATAATCGTCAATAATTTGTTGGATCCTTTTACTTTTGCTTTCAAGACTTCCGGAGTATTTCACCATTTTAGTTGTCAGGTCTGAATTTTTAATAATCCAGGAATTATCAACTTCTTGTAAAGTGATTCCTTTCTCGTGACATACTTCATCAAAAAGAATAACTCTTTCACCTGTGTTTAAATCCAATTCCACGATTCCCACCTCAACTATTTTACCTCGTTTTGGGTTAACATCAGTTGTTTCTATATCTAATATTAAAATTTTGCTCATTTTTTTAGAATGGTGTTTTGTTAAAATCGATTTTCATCCCGTTAGATGCTACGGTTACATTTTTACCAGTCAACTCAGTAACTTCTTTGTGAAATTGTTTTTCGTCTGAATTGCTGTCAGATAAGTGAATGAGTACAATGTTGTTTACCTGAGTGAGGTCATTGGCATCAAGCATGTCTTTGCAGTTTTCTAAGGAGAAATGAGATTTTAAAATCCGGTTTCTTAGAAATTCCTTATCGCTGTCCACACCATATTTCCTGTCTATTATTTCCTTAGAATAATTAGCTTCGATAATGATGTTGTTTAAGCCCGGAAAGGTGTATTTACAATAGTAAGTGTCAGTTAAGAACAATACTCTGCCACAATCAGGATGTTCAATTAAGAATCCTAAAGGTTCTTTGGCATCATGCATCACATCAAAGGGCATGATTTTGAAGTTGCCTACAGTAAATGATGTTTTGGTTTTAATTGCTTTTGATCTTGGCTGGTCAGCTACAAATCTGGCTTTTAAAGTCCCGAAAGAAGCATGAACATCAACTCCTAATTTCATCACATCCCAGATGCTTTTACTATGGTCCATGTGTTCGTGTGTACAAATACATCCTACCAACTTACTGTAATCAAAATTCAATGCTTTTTTAATATCCTTGATATTAACACCGCACTCTATAAGCAAAGCTTCATTCTCATTTCTGAGAATGTAAGCGTTGCCTTTTGAACCTGTTGAAATTACTTTGAGTTTCATAGGTTAAACCAAGGTATTGATCCGTGAATTGCGGAATACTGATTATAATATTCTTTATCATTGTAACAATGACA